AGCGAAGCCTGGAACTCCTGCCAGATCGCGTTGTAGTCGCGACCATCCGGCGTGCGGAGTTGCACGTCGGCGTTCGCGTTGTAGCCACGACCCGAAGGCGCGGCGCCGGACAGGCGCGGGAGCAGGTCCCGGGCTCCGGGGAGCAGGATCTCGCTCATCGGGCGACCCTCACGATCAGGCGGTCGGCGCGACCGGCGGTGAAGCCGATCGCGGTGTCGGATGCGGTCGTGGTCACGTTGCCCGTGGCCGCGGCCACGAAGTAGGACGTGCCCTGTGCGAGCGCAGTGGTGCCGTCGGAGAGCGTGCTCTCGACGATCTCGCCGTCGGTCATGACGTCGATCGCGTCGCCAGCGACCATTGCGCTGGTCGGGCAGATCACGCCCTTGATGCCGGACTGACCGGCTCCGAGGACGACTCGCCCGTTGGCGTCGATGCCGACGCCGCGGATCTTGCCGACGTCGGTCGTGGACAGAGCCGCGGCCAGGAGGGCCTTGAAGCCTCCGCTGAACGGCTCGTACTTATCAAATCTAGCGATTTCAATCACCTCTTAAATAGTGAATTGCTGAATTGAGCGAGGCTTCTGAATCGAGGAATCCGATCGCAACATTACAGTTGGAGCAGAGTAATCCTCGAACACGCCCTGTTTCATGCTCGTGGTCGACACACAAGGGGCGAACTTCACCGCGAATCGTGCGGGTCTCTGGCCGGTGACAGATCGCGCAGAGGCCGTTTTGTGCCTCATGCATTTTCTGGTACTCGTCGAGAGTAATCCCATACTGCCGGATCATCATCGCCGCCCGCATCTGCTGCTTCCGCTCCGGTCGAACCGGGGCCGCGGCGGCTCGTTTCCGAGAATCCGCGTTGCGGCAGTCGATACAGGAATGTCGCCGTCTAGTGACGGTTCCATTCGTGAACGTCTGAAACTGTTGAATTGTGAGAATGCGCTTACAGCGGCGGCACGACTTCGTCGGGGCGTCGGTTGTGAGCACTAGACGCGCCGGGCGACGGCGGGGTACTTCGCCTTGATCGCCTTGTCGTCTGACTGCTTGGAACGGTCGCGCTTGTGCGCGCCCGGCTGGACCCCGGTCGGACGGCCCGGCTTGGGCGGGGTCCGCTTCGCGGTCGTGGTCTTCACGAGGTAGGGACGCTCCTTAGCGAGATCCTTGAGCGCGTCGGTCAGAGCCGAGCGGTCGATTTTGCCGTCGGAATCCCGGACGTCGTCGAGGTCGATGAGACCGAACACGAGGTCGGGGTCGTTCCATGCATACGTGCTGTCGGAGTCGAATGCGCTGCGAACGCGCTGGTCCGCGAGATTCTTCTCCAGTTCGGCGATGCGGGCTGCGGATCCGTCGTCGGTCGAGGAGTCGTCCGTCGAGGACTCCTTCGCCTTCGGCTTCGCGGCAGCGGGCTTGCCCTGCGCGACCTTCTCTCGAAGCGCAGCGATCTCGGCGCCACGCGCCTTAACCTTCGCTCGGAGAGAGGTAATGCGCTGTTCGGCGGTGGCGAGATCGGCCTTCAGCGACTTGACCTCGTCGGTCTCATCGTCGTCGTCCTCGTCGTCATCGTCGTCCGAGTCGTCGTCCTCGTCGGGTTCCTCATCGGAGTCGTCGTCGCCATCGGCGTCGTCGTCCTCGTCAGGCTCCTCGTCCTCGTCGGGCTCGTCGGTGGACTCGTTCTCGCGGGGCGCGGCGCCACGGAGGAGGAACTGCTGCTCGTCCTCGGCGATCACCTGCTCGGCATTCTCATCGGTCATGACAGCAGAGCGTAGCCGAAGCCTGAACCGAACGGTTCAGCGTGTACGACGTCCCGACGGGCGTGGCGGCTTCGTGTTCGACGGCGCGACCGCGGGCTCGGGAAGCGGGTCAGCGCCAGACGGCATTCCACCGACTCGACGCTGCTCGATCTGGTCGTCGATATAATCGTCATAGGAACCTCTGAGCAAGCCGTTCAGGAATGCGTCCTCGTCGAGTTCGACCGGGGTGACAAAGCACAGACAGTGCGGGTGCGGCTTCGCGGGGACGTCGTTAATCGCGAACACACCTGCGTCGCCGCCGGTTGTGTGCGCGTCGTCGGCGTAGTCGTTGCACTCGTCCGGCTCAGGGTGGGATCCGGAGAGGTTCCACTTCATCGCCTCGACCCACGGCTTTTCCCGAGCGGAGTCGATGGCGCGGGCGTGGAATGCGTTATTGATCTCGGTGCGCGCGAGCCGCATCGAGGCGTACGAGACACCGCCGGGGGTAGCCGGGTTCACAAGGTTCGACACCGATGCCGCGAACTCGCGGGCCGAAAGGCCCCGGGCAAGAGCAGAGTTCACAGCGGAGTCGACGAGCCCGGCCGAGACGGCGCCAGTGCGGTAGACCCGCTCGGATAACGCAACGTAGCCCGAGCCAAAAAGGCGCCGCTCGGCGAGGGCCACGGACTCCTGGGACATAGTGACGGCCGACCGCTTCAGATACTCCCGACGTTCTTTGTTCAAGTGCCCGTGCATGAGTACAGCGTCGTAATCGAGAAGGCGCCGGTCAGCTTCGATGGCGGCTGCAATTTTGCCGTCACGCACGGTGTCACCGACGGCAGAGTTCAGGGTGGCAACACGTTCTAGCAGTGAGGCACGGATCTGCTTCAACTGATCGCGCCGCACGATTTCACCGACACCGCTACCGATCACTAAAGCGATATCGCGGTTTACGTCCCGGAGTGCCTGCCGCAGCAGGGCGAGCACTTTCCGGTCGGTGGCGGTCTGCACCTTGATGGACCCGAGAAGCATGTCTCTCGGGTCGACGGTCGCCATGTCCACAACCTATCCCCAGTGTGGAGAACCGGGTGAAATGGTTTGCTCCGGTGCGCCGTGAGTGCGCCAGCGAGTGCGCCAGCAGGGTGCCCGCTAAGCGCCTAGCGCAGCGCACCCGAGCGTACACCCCTCTGTCAAGCTTTGGTGTGCGAAGGAGTCAGCGAGTCCAGCCGTAGGGCTCGCCGCCGCAGACGACGATCAGGATTGGACCCACTGGATGAGCCTCAATGTCCAGGTCTGAAGGGTACGGACGACCCTCGACCAGACCGTCGACTGAGTCGGGATGAGAATGCCATACGGCATCGACGGCATCCCAGCCTCCGGCGCTCTCGACAGCGGCTCGGACCTCTGCTGGGTCTGTCTCGAACGTGTGATCTGCAACTTCGGGCCGGGCGGTGTTCGTGAGTACGACGACCTGCCCGCGCGCGATGAGTCCACATGCCTCACGCGGGTGTACGGCCGCGGAAGCCTCGGCGAGCCGTCGCCGTGCGTCATCGGACAGGCTCAGCAGCAGGGTCGGTTTCACCGCGTCTCCCGGGGATGATCCAGTAGCAGAGGCCCGTCGTCGGCACCGCGCGTGAGTCGATGCCGACGATCAGGTCGCTCTCGGTGATCTCGCCAGCAGGGACCGAACGCATGACTGCGGTCAGCCTCACGCCGCTACCGGCGCCACAGGGGCCGCAGAAGGCGTCACAGAGGCCGCAGGAGCGCCTCCAGCGGTCTCTGTGGCTCTCTGCGCCTCATCAGCCAGCCGAGCCGCGTACGGGTCTACAGCAGCCGCCTGGCGCTGAATCTGACCGAGGATCGCGTTAGACCCGCCAGTGCCGAACGAGTAGCCGAGTTTCCCGAGTTCGAACCGGGCCTCGTCGATCGTCATGAGGGGAGGTGTCGAGGTCGCGAGCGAGAGGATCTCCGCGATCTTCGCGTCGCGGTTCGTTGGCATCGGGTCGCCCACGACCGACGAGACCAGCACGTCGGAGAAGTCGCCGATCTCGGACTCGAACGCCGGGAACCACTCGCCGACAATGTCGTAGAGCATCTGGTCAATGACGCCGAGCATTACGTCTTCGCGCTCGGAGTTTGCGGCCAGCAGCGGTGATAGGCGTAGGAACAGGGCGATGCCGGACTCCGCGACCGTTGTGTCAACGTCACCGAGCGCGATCGAGGGGACCGAGGCGCCACGGTTCGCACCGTTCTCCAGGTAGCGCGCGTGCGTCTGTGACGGCTCGACCGAGCCGACACCTGCGATTCGCTGCACGGTCGCGGCCTTGCCCTCGGCGTTCTTGCCCATTTCGAGCATGCGAAGCGGGCCGATGTTCCAGTCTGTCTCCTGGCCGTTCTCGTCCAGCGGCGGAGTCGAGTCGGTGGCGAAGAACCCGAGCCCGGCGAGTGCGACGGCGAGATCCTCGTCCGTGATCGTCTGATCGACGCCGCGGAGTACGCGCTCGATGCCGCGGAGCACGGAGGAGCCGAACGGGTCGGCGGTGTTGATCGAGAAGGGCACCCGGTAGACGGGGATCTGCGTGATCCCCGGGATCGCCTCTTCGGCGGCCAGGATCTTGACCGGACCCTTTTTGAGTAGCTCGTCTCGGTCGTCCCACGAGTCCGTTTCGAAGAGCGCGATCTCGTTTGTGACGGTGATGTTCCCGGCGTCGTCGACGAGGCGCCGGTACGTCTGGCGCCGGATGACGGATTTGCCGTCGGTGTCGAGGATCGGGTCGGCGATGTGCACGCCGATCACCCGGTCGTCATTGTCCGGTTCGGTGATCGGAAAATAGGACGACGGGTCGAGCGCGTGGATCGATATCCGCTTGCCCTCCGGCTTTGTCGGATCCGCCGTGATGTGCCAGATCGCATCGCCGCGGACGAGGCCCCACCGCTTTTGCGAATGGAACTTCGACCACACGTTCTCGCGCTTAAATAGGTCGCGGACGGAATTGTCGGCGAGTTCGCGCGTCTCGGGCGTGCCGTATCGGGTGTCGATGTAGATATCCCAGTCGACCGCGAGATAGCGAACGATTGCCTCGACCAGCGACTTTGCGACCGGCATTTGGATCGCGTCGTCCTCCGACGCTTCAGCAGTCGTAATACCGATCTGCGACCAGTAGAGGTCTTCCCAGACCTGATACGCGGCGATGCGCTGGCCGTCGTACTCGCCGACCCAGGATGGTAGGGAGTCCGCGTAGCGGGCCGCCGTGGAGAATGGGGTCAACGCTTTGATGTTCGCCACGCTTACCTCCGACGCTGCACGGTCATGGAACGGGCGCGAGACGTCCGCGACGACGCCGCAGCGGTGCCGAAGTACCCGGCGAAGAATCGGCCGAGCGCCTCGGGCGCGTGGTCGTTCACCTTCATGGGATTCTCCGGAGCATTGCGATCGGTCTCGTTCCGAACGTCAGGGTACCGGTAGTCATTGAAGTCCCGGATTGTCTCTTTGCACGACCGGTCGAACATAAGCCGAGGACGCCGCCCGAGCGAGCCCTCGGGAAGGTTCCATTTCAGCCACGTTCGAATCAGGTCGAGTCGATCCTTCAGCGCGCCACCGGTGTGCGGCATGCCGCTGACCTTTAGTCGCTTCTCTAAAATCGAAGTGTCGCCCGGGCTCGCCGGGTCCGGGTAGAACGCCCGCAGCCCCCCGGGCGCGAGCCCGCGCTCCTGAATCCGCTCGGCGAACTGTTCGGCGTCGAGTCCGCGTTCGTAGACCTCCCCGAGCACATTCACGAGTTCCCCGAACGGGTCGACCTGAAGTAGCAGCCACACGTTTGGATTCCGGGTGCCGTAGTCGACGGCGCCGTAGGTCGTCCATTCCGGGTTGAACCTCAGGTCGCCGACGTGCTCCTCTTCGTCGAAGCGTTTGAAGACGCGCCCGACGAAGTCCGTGAAGTCCGCGCCGATCTCCTGCCCGAACGCCTCGGGCGTCAGGTCGGAGAGCAGTTGCGCGATCTCAGGGTCCACGCCCAATGCGGCGGCCTGCGCGTCGGTCACCGGTGAGCCCTGCTCGACGAGGCGCCGGACCTCAGCGAGCCCTTCCGGCGTCGCGCCGAGTGGGTAGACATACGGATTCATCCACGACGGCATTCGGAACGATGCCCACGCGCTCTGCGCCGGATCCTGGCCGCGCTGCCACAGGTCGTAGATCCAGTTCTTGCCCTCGGGCGTCGTCGTGAAGTCGGCCCAGCCGCGAAAATCGTTCAGCGTGGAGCGAAGGAACCGCAGCCACACTTTCTCCTTCACCTTTGCGGCCTCCGCCACGACGAGCCCGGAAAGCCCCTCGCCGACGAGGGTCTCAGGGTGCTTCGCCGACTTCGCCTGCACGACGAACGTGCCGTCCCACAGCGAGATCCGCATCTCGCCGGTGCCAGGATTGTTGTAGGTGCCGGGTTTGTCGAACGGCACCTCTAGCCGCTTCAGGGCGTTGTACAGCACCCGAAACTCCTTCTCAGAGTCGGAGTACTCGGGGCCCACGATCCAGAACTCCCGGCGTTTCCCAGCGTCGAGAAGCGCCTGTCGCTTCGGCGCCGTGTAGAACGCCTCGACCTCCAGTTTGTGACCGCCGATCTCGGACTTGCCGAACCGGCGACCGCACACGGAGACGTTGAAGCGCGCCTCGGAGGAGTGGATCCGGCGTTGTCCCGGGTGCGGCGTGTAGCCGGTCGCGGCGAACAGGGCGGACTGATCGAGCACGACGCGATCGTGCGCCGTCAGAAGCGTCGTCACAGGTCCCGGGTGACCGTCAGCGAGACCGTCTTCCCGTCCTCGTAGATGTTGCCTTTCCAGGTCACCGAGACGTCCGGGTGCGCGGCTGCCGTGCGACGCTTGGAGTGTCGGCCAAACGTGTTCTCCTGGATCGTGCCGAGGTTCACGCGGCCGAACTTGCCCGGGATCAAAGTGATCGCCTGAGCGCCGCCGTCCAGGTCATTCCCCTGGACGTGTAGCCACGACACTTTGGACACGTTCGGCGTGACACCGATCGCCTGCCCGGTCGCGACGTCACCCCACGGGCCACGGTTGCCGACGGTCGTGTCGAGCAGAGCGCGCAGGCGGCTGTTCCGGATGGTGACGTACGAGCCGCCCTGAACCTGCACGGCGTCGTTGTGCGTGTGCCGGTCGGAGTGGTTCGGGTCGTTCGTGAAGTAGACGAGATCGTCGACGTCGCAATCGTCGATCAGCACATCGACGCGGCCATCGGTGGGCTTGTGCGTGTTATACACGCCGAAGCCGTCGACAGTGTGGCGCACGGTGACGCCGCGCGCGGTAAAATCGTGCCCGAGTACGCCGGTCTGCCAAAGAGTCGGCGTACTCGGACGAATCGTCGCATCGGTGATCGTGCCCGCGGCGCTCGCGTGCGTGAAGTCGATCAGTCCGTGATTCGATTTCGTTGCATCCCCAGTGACCTCGACACGACGAATAATCGTCCGCGGCGCCTGCACGATGATGCGGCGGCACGAGACGTCCTCGACCGTCTGACCAGCGCGAGTAACGCGGATCACATTATCGATGCGCTCCATTAGTTGAAATCAGCCATCCACGATTCGTATGCCGGGTGCCCTTCGGGCACAACCTGACCCGCACGGTATCGATGCTCAGCCCACTCCTCGATCGTGGCGAACTGCTTTTCCGGGTCGACTTCGAGGGGCTGAGTCTTCTGCTTATTCGTCATGCTCCGTACCAGGTTCCGTGATAGAAGGTGAATGAGTAAATCTTGCTGGCGATCATCGTCACATTAGCGCCCGTCGACGTTTTGATCGTGGAGTTGTTTGCGATCGTGATATTCGCATTCCCGATGACGCGCATGTGCTGCCCCTCGGCGCCGCCGACGAAGTTTGTGATCGTAGTCGCCGAGGTGAAGTTCGAGGTGTCCATGAGTGCGGTCTCGTATGCATCCGGAGTCGCCCCCGCCGCGGGCTTCATCGTGTTCGTGAAGTGAGAACCCGCGAACGAGCCGTTGGGCTGGTACCAGCGCGCGGTACCGGCATCCTCCACTGAGCAGGCAACGAACACCGGCGAGTAGACCGGCTGAGCGATATTTGTCTGCTCATTGAACCCGTAGCGGCACTTGATCGATCCTGCAAGAGAAACCGTGCAGGAGACGAATCGGCATCGCCAGGCACCGTTCTCGATGATCCAGCCGTCATGAACGTTTGTAGCGGCCTGCGAGTTGCCGATCGCATCACAGTTTGTAAAGTCGTTCGTTCCGCCGATGATGTGGAATCCATCACCGTTGTTCGTGTCCGCTCGGAGATTCACGAACCTCGACTTCGTGGCGGTGATGTAGAAGCCTTTATCGGAAGTCTCGCCAACAATCGTATCGACAAAGTGGTTCGAGCCGCGGATCACACACGCGACAGCGTACTTGTTGGCCGATGCGAGCGATCCGGTCGCACGGCAAGCAAATTCACACCGGGACACGTAGTGATCGGTTCCGTCAATGTCGAATGCTCCGGTCACGGATCCGACTCCGGAGTCGACGCAGTTCGTGGTCATAAGGTCTTCGTAGACGCATGCAAATCCCGCTGATCCGCCACCAGAGGGCGCGGTCTGCACAAATCCGCCGAGACCGAACCCGTTAGCCATTGACTGTTTCACGGCACACCAGTAGGCGCCACGCATTCGGATGCCGCCGCAGTTCGCTCCGTTACCAGACAGGTCGATGCCCTGAATACCAAACGACCAGCCGCCGTTCGAGTCGATCAGCCACCCGGTCATGCCAGAGTTCTGACTGAACTTCACCGACTGCGCCGACGGGCTCGCAGCGATGTAACCGTGGTTCGGAGCCGCCGAGATCAGGTACACCCCCTGCTTCAGCACGATCGTCGTACCAACGCTGTAGTTGCCAGCAGGGAAGACGATCGCACCGCCTCCGGCCGCCGTCAGCGTGTTGATTAGCGAGTTCACGGCGGGACCAATGTCGGCGCTAGACGGGGTGATTCCGTGCGCTGCCGCATTGTAGAACGGAGAATCAGATGGCCCTGAAGCGCCACCCGATCCCGTCGAGCCGCCCGAGACCCCCGCAAGCGCCTGTGCGACGAATGCGGTAGAGGCGGCCTGAGTCGAGTTTGTGCCAGATGTGGCCGTAGGCACAGACGGAGATCCGGTGAAAACCGGAGAAGCGAGTGGAGCCTTTCCTCCGAGTAGCGTATCGACGTACGTCTTCTTCGCCAGATCTGCGGTTCCCATTTTGCGCTCCTCAGTAGGTAATCGTGGCGAAATCGCCGTTGTCTGTCACATTCGAACCTGACGCAGTTGCGTAATTGCCATTGTCTGTCACGCCCGAACCAGACAAAGTCACATAGTCGCCATTATCAACGGCTGAGACACTTCCTGCCCCTGTCGCAGCAGGGGCATTAGGAAAATTTAGTACGGTTCCCGAAGGAGGCGGATTAGTCGCGACGATCGGTCTGTCGTAGACATTTCCAATATCGAGTTGCTCATTCCGCTGAAGCGTGATCTGCCCGCCGCGGACAATATTGCCGCTGAGAAGATTGCCGACCGTGTAAAAGTCAGCGTTGCCGCCGTAGTTCAGGTAGAGCAGGTGGATTCCGGCCTTCGCGTTGAAGTAGCCGGGGGCGACCAGAGGAGCACCCGAGCAAATGTTGTTCGAGAAAATGTTGTTGCTGGCGGGCGCGGCCGTCAATCCGCCAGTGATCGAACCGGTGACCGCTGCCATAGAGTTAGTCGAGCCGGTTCCAATTGGGGCGCCCTGTGTCGTGTTGCCCTTAACGATGTTCCGGGTGCAGAAGGTGTACAGGTAGATCGAGAACGTCGTCGAGTTGCGGCCATCGACGAAGTTGTCGTCGATCACATTGTCACGATACGGAGCGCCGATGACGATCATGTCACCTGCGGCGATCTTGCCGAGGTCCGTAGCGTCGGCTTCACCGAGCGTGAGCGTCGCGTTCGACATGGCAGTGATCTTGTGAGTCTGGCCGATGCCGTTGCCGCTGAAGACGTGCAGATACGAATACTGCCACTTTGAACCTGCGGTCGACCAAGCGGAACCCGACAGAGTGACTGTCTTCGCAGTCGTGCTCACGCTCGCTACGGAAGCATTATCAAAAGTGTTGCTGCCGTTGGAAGCAGAATCAAAGGAGATTCCCTCCTCGGTCTGCCCCATTACACGGTTGCCACGGATCTCGTTGCCCCAGCAGTCCCAACCCTGTGTGGCTGTCGGCGCGAGCACGCGCCCGTACTGCCACAGGAAGATAATCCCAGCGCGCCCACCGTTGACCGTGTTCTTCTCGACCGTATTGCGCTGCTGGGTACCGATGAACTCGAAAGTGTTGGAGCCCGTTTTGATCGACTGCGAGACGTTGTGCGAGAACTCGGAGTCGAGCATCTGCGCGATGTGCGTGCCGCCCGCCTGCATGCGGTTGAAGAAGTTGTCCTCGATCACCCAGCGAGAGAGGTAATCGGAAACGACGGCTTCGTTCCGCAAAATTCCCCAGTTGCCGTTGATGAACTTGTTGCCGACGGTCTGACAGTCACCGGACGCGCCGGTCGGGCAGAAAATGAATGCCTGGTAGGAGCCGTCTCCGGCGCCGACGAAGGTGCCGAACAGAATGTCAGTCGCGTCGCCGTGGGCGAAACCGCCGTAGAGGATCGTTACGCCAGTCAGGTCGACGGTCGTGTTCGAAGGGATCTGCACGTTGCTGGAGACGAAGTACGTCCCGGCCGGGAGAGTCACCCGCTTACCCGCCGCGTTGTTCAGTCCAGTCTGAATCGCGTTCGTATTGTCGTGGCCGAGAACGTACGACGTGTTCGCGATACTCGTGCCTGCGCTCGCGGCAAGCGTGACCTGCGTTGAGGATTGGAACGAGGAGACCGTCGTAGAGAGCGACGCTCCAGACGCTCCAGCGCCCTTCACGCGCACAATAGCGCCGACCATCGCTGAGGTGAATCCAGCGCCGGTGAGCACGGCCGAGCCTGAGGTCATCGAACCGCCGGTGATGGAGTAGTTCCCATCGCCGTTTAGCCCAAATGACGCACCGGAGACCGAATCGGACACACCTGCCGCGATACCCGCAATCACCTGCGAGCGAGTCGCACGGCGCGTCGTGGACCCCTGCTGAACGATCAGCAGATCGCTGTCTGCGACTGCGGAGGCCGCGGGAAGCGAGGGAATCTGTACGTCGACCATGCGGGGCGTCTCCAGAGGATCAGGTGTAGGTGATGGTATCGCCGTCGCTGGTCACCAGGCGACTGCCATCAGAAGTAGTAATGCCATTTGATGCCGGTGCCGCCGGGGTGAACAGGGCAGGCGCCGAGATCGCAACCCATTTGCCGCCACGCCTGATGTAATCCGAGTGCTTCGACACGGTATAAACCGCGTTTTGCGTCGAAGCGACTGAGCCATCGGAATTCAGTGCGTCGACTTTAATCGTGACAGTGCAGCCATCAAATCGACCGGGCGCCCGAAACGTGGCGGTATTCCCGCTTGTTGCGAGAGGCAACGTTGCCACATCTGCATTCGGGACCAATGTGAATTGGTAGCCCCCGACAGGTGTGTCTGAACCAGAAGCGAGAGTAGCCGTCACGGTCTGCATGCGCATCGAGAGGGCGGGCACCGCCGCAATCGGTGCGAGCGTGACGGCCACCGGCTACGCCTTCATCCCGCGGTACGTCACCGAGGCGTCGAGCACCCGCAGCGAGTTGCGGGGAATCTTCGAGAGTTGGAACCAATCCTGCGTGATGCCGTAGTTCTTGTAAATGTCGTCACCCGCAGCGACCGGCTTCTCGCAGTAGAACCCCATCGCCATGTTGTTGTCCATGCCGCGATCCGAGCAGTAGGCGCCGTAGACCTGGAGGGCCTTCGCGACCATCTTCTCGCCCGCGCTCATGCCAAGAGAGTCGAGATTGACAGCCGGGTCCAATTGGACGCGCATGCCCTCGTAGATACCGCCTGCCTCGGTCCGGAGCCCGTCGGAGTGGCTCGCCGGGTACCGGAACCATTTGCCGTCGGTCGTCTGACCGGTGCCCATCGGCATCGAGTTTAGGAAGTTCAGCGCGTGCGGGATGACGCCTGCGCGAAGGTCGGCGATGCGGATCATGCCGCCGACCTGATCGAGGCCGGAGCCGGTCGGGCCGTTCTGTGCGCCGTTGTTCGGGTAGCCGTCGCCGACGTCCGTCCTATAGTCGCGCACGACCCCGTAACCGATATTCGGCGTGGTGCCGTTCATCGTCACTGACTGAAGTTCGTAGACGACGCCATTGTCGACGTCGAAAATGTTCATCTTCGAGTCGGCGCCGCCGTTCGGAGCCCACGAGGTCGACCAGGGCATCGAACGGGGTGCGGTGCCGTTACGCAGCGTGCCAGGCGCCGTGATGCGCGCCTGGCCCGGCGTCGAGATGTAGCAGGGCTGGCCATAGCCGTAGATCGCCAGGTTGTTGACGAGCGCGTTCTTGCCGTCGCGCGAGCGCGTGCCTGGGCCGAGGACGTTCTGCACAATCGTCGGGCTCATCGGGTCGATCTTCGGGTTCGCCGGGATCGGAATGTTCCAGATCGAGTCCTTCGTGTACGGCAGTGTCGGCGTACCGAACTGTCGGCCGCCGGTGTCGCCACCACCAGAAGAGGGAACCGTCACGGTGACCGCGTTGGAAACTGAAGTCCGGGCGCCACCATTATCAGTGGCGGTCACGGCAATCGTCTTCGAGCCAGATGCGGAGTACTGATGTAACGCCGTCTTCGTGAGCCCGGCAGTCGTCGTCGAGGTGAACGTCGTCGCAGTCGACCCGTCTCCCCAGTTGATCGAGAGACTGACGACCTGACCATCGGAGTCGGCGACAGAAGCGTTCACGGTGACAGTCGCGCCATTGGTTGAAGTGGTGAACGAGACCGTCGGCGCCTGATTTGCCATCACGGTGACGTTCTTTGAAATCAAAGCCGTAGCGCCGCGGTCCGTAGTGACGGTCAAGGTGATCTTCTTCGAGCCAGATCCGGCGTACGTGTGCCGGTCGGTGGACTTCGTCCCGTGGGTCGAGCCGTCGCCCCAGTCGACGTCGAACTTGACGATCGAGCCGGAGGAGACCGAAGACGCGGTGGCGTCGAAGAGCACGGTCAGCGGGTCGGACACCGAGTTCGGCGTCGCGGTAAACGACGCGCTGGGCTGCGGAGCAGCGGCCACCGGTGCGGTCACGCTAACGACGTAGGTCGTGGACGCCTGAAGAGTGCTGGAGCCCGTGACGACCAGTGTGACCGAATAGTCTCCAGCGCGCGCATAGGTTTTTGTCGGATTCGGCGAGGTCGAGGTGCTGCCGTCGCCGAAATCCCATGCGTACGCAGTAATCGTGCCGTTCGGCTGAGAGGAATTCGTGCCATCGAACGACGCCACGAGATCCTGGACCTGCGCTGAAATCACAGCGAACGGAGTTGCCTGGTCGTTCACACCCGCGATGGCGTTTCGTCCTCGGGTTTCCCAGGTGTCCGTGACCTGATTATACCGGTAGACCATTATCAACTACTTCCGTCGATGATCGAGAAGAGGGAGCCGTCGGCGAGCGCGGCGTTCGAGGAGTCGGGGACTGTGGTTCCGATAAACCACACCGTCGTGTCAGGTGACAGCGTATCGAGATCTGAATAGGAGCCGTCAGCGGCCTGCTTGCGCATGCTGACCTGATACGGCTCGACTGCGCCGGTGCCGCCGATCCCGGTGGCCGAGATGGTCGCCTTGCCGGTCGGGTCGTCGTATGACACGGTGACGCCGAGGCCCGCTTGCAGCATGGCGCCGACGATGTCCTGGACCGTTTCAGTAAGGTCAGCGATCTGCGCGGAACCGACGGAGATTGCCACTCCGGTTGCATCCGCTACGCGGCCCTGTGGGTCGACCGTGACCCTTGGAATTGTGCCCGAGTCGCCGACGACGATCGGCGTAGCGCGGAGTTGCTTCAGCGCGGGTGCATCGGCGGTTCCGGCGAGATCGTTCGCCAGCCGGATAGCACCCTTCGTCGTCGCAGTCGCATCAGCGTACGAGCCACCGGATCCCCCAGCGGCAGGAGCCTTCCAGGAAACGCCGACGTTGCTCGACGAGTCGGCAGTGAGCACCTGCCCATCGGTCGCGGTGTTCAACGGCTTCGGAAGCAGCGCGAGAAGTTTCGCCTGTACTGCGGAAGCGAGCGCGAACGGTCCAGCCATCGTTGCGGCCTCCTCTAGTTGACGGTGTAGAGCGTACCGCTCGGCCAGAACAAGTCGTCTGCTGCTTGCGCTACGCCCGAACCGGTGACGTTAAAAAGCGAGCCATCGGCCCAGAAAGAATCACCGGTGACCAGTGTTATGCCGACTGAGCCCTGATTGCCGCTTGGTGGCATCCACGCCGTCGTAGAACCCAACTTCGCGAGCACCTGTCCGTCGGTGCCACCTGCCGGATAGTCGGCCTTCTTGTCGAGCGCGACCTGCGCGGCCTCCGAAATTGGCTTTTCAACGTCGCTGGTGTTATCGACGCGGTCGAGGCCGACGCTTGCTCGGGAGAGGCCGACAATATCGCCGAACTCTCCCGAGCGCAGGATCGCGTACAACTGCTGACGTGTAACAAAACCGTCCAGCGCCGCAGAGATGGCTTGACGGGGACCGTCGGGCGCATAAACGTAAAACTCAGGATCAGCCAGCAAGTAGGCAATTTGCTGCGTGCTGAACGACGCCTCAGAGAGGGACCAACCGTTAAACGCGTCCCAAGTAAAATCGCCATTTGCGTCTACAACACCAGCATCGACCCAATCGCCGTTATAAAGCGTTCGCGAATCGCTTGTGCCGACGTACCAGACGCTCATAATTACAGTCTACCGAGCATTGTGCACGTGCCATAACTGGAACCGATTAGGGCGTGGCTGCCGCGTAAACCATCGCACCTGTTCCGGACACTGAACCTGCTGTAATTGAAGATGGAAGCGCGGACTGTCCCGACACGTGGCCGGTCAGCCGCCGTCCGAGCGCCAGTTCGCTCCCAACTCCACCTGCGGGGAAGCTTCCGACAAGTTTCGGCATGGTGTTGGACGAGACGATGAGCACGCCGATCGCGTAGAACCCACCGTTGTTCTTCACAGCGGTTGCTGTAAGTGCCTTTGTGTAGGCGGCGGCAGAGGTGAACAGTGCTGTATCCGAGGCGGATGAACCGATGAGAGTCAGGTTGCCCGATCCATCCACCGAATAAAGTCCCACCGCTGCGTAGGTCGGAGCGCCACCGGCTGTAGCACAGAGCATCCGGAGATTATTGACCGACTCGGTGCGCGTCGCAGTGAAATAGGAGAGGAGCAAATCTCCTGAAATCGGTGTAATTGAAAGCGACTGTGCCTCAAGCCGCGTCATCGTCGAGTCGCCCGTTCCCAGGCCCTTGGACTGGTCGCGCACTGCCGACAGGTTAGCGACGCCCGACACAATGTTCCACACCGTAGACGTGCCAGTATCGCTATAACCGCTGAGCGCTGTGCCGTTTTCAAGTTTCAAATTCTTATTGGCATTGTCGAGTCGGAGCGTCTCGACCGCGTCTGCTCGCGTGCTGACCAGTGCTCCGGTCGAGCTAGTAGTGATCGAAGTCGCTCCGGGCAGCTTGTACTGGGAGAGGCTGCCGACGACGTCGTGCAGGTAAAACTCGTCCGCGCTGTTCGGGGTACCGGTGATGCTCGGGGCGTTGCTGCCGCCCGCGGACGTGTCGCGGATCTTGATGACGTTGCCGCCGCCGGAGAAGCTGAAGTCAACGACGCCACCGTTGCAGGTGTTCGTCTCGGTGTCGATGTTGGTGTTGTAAGCCGTGACCGTGGAGGATCCGAGGACGAACGCTTTCGCTGTCGGAGTCTGGTTCGCATTGCCGAAATAGCGGCCGCCGGTAATCTGCGATCCCGAGCCCAGTATTCGCACTTCTGCGTTCAGGCCGCCTTCGCCCTGGCTGCCGATGAGGTGCACGGTGTGTCGCAACGTCCATGCATCGCCCTGTGTGACACCCCAGGAGTGGCAGCCAATTGCAATAGTTATAGAGCCACCTGCAAGCATGTCAAATCCTGCATAAGTACCCACCGATGAGCGACTATTTAAAAATGCAATGCAGGCTCTAAAAATAGAATCGTGCGACCCGGCCCAGGCGAAGCCGCGGTTGCCATTGTCGTGGCAGACGACGCTGTCGAGGTGGGACTCGCATCCGTCGGTGAGTACTGCCGATGAGGACCACTCGGAGTAAATGCCGTCGGTGGGACAGTTGCGGACCAGAATGTCCCGCCAGCGGTTGATTGCCCCGTACATTTTGATTCCCGCGCCGCCGGTCGGGTTGTTCGCGCGGTTTCCATCGATGGTGAAGTCGGCGAGCGCAATCTCGACGGTGCC